AGTTTCATAATGAGTGTGTATTGCATCTACAAACTTTCTAACATCTCCTCTTGCAGTATCAGGAGAGTCAGATTTAGTATAAAGAATAATATTTACTGGCAATTTATTTCTTTTAATTGCAGGTAAAATGTTTTCACACCATGTACGATTGACATAAGTGACATTATTTACAGCAGTTAAGATGTAATCTTTTCTATCAACTAAACCTAAATTTGTCTCAATCCATGATTTCCAATCATTACTTTCTCTTAAGTCAACTAATGCTTCTTCACCGTTGTCAACTCTATCTTTTATTTGATTGATGATAGAGGTATATGTAGATTGTCCTTTAAGAAATAATCTAACTCTTGCTTTACCAAATAACCAATCATTAATAGCAACATCGGTGTATGCAATCTCACCTCTATTAATTAGAAATACTCCTGCCTTTATAAAGTCCTTCATACAAGGTCTTGATGCAGGGTCATGTAAGTTTGCAAGTATACCGTTAGTTACATGATTTAATAGTGTATCACTCTTTGTATAGTCATATACAGCAATTGGCATCCATCTTTCACCATTTTCTTTTGCTGCTTTTATTCTCCCTCGACCATCTCTAGGTTTACCATCAGTACCGAAACATGGTGGCCAATAGTTAGTTGAAAAACCTCTTTCCTCAAAGGTAAGAGATAGATCATCTACTCTTTTTCTAAATTCTTCGACTGATTCATCTCTGACTGCAAAATTAAAAAAATCTTGATCATCAGTATCAATTTCGTTAAGGTCTAACCAGTCAAAACCAACGAATTGTGCATCTAATTGATCTCTTGGTTCTAAACCATCAAAATCAACATCAATGTCTATATTGCTATTAAAAGCATTCTTTTTCCTTCCCACGTTTTGCCTCCTTGTTAATACTAGTAGGATTGTTAAGTCTGCGGATGCATGTCTAACAATTTTGGAACAACTATAGTATAACAAAAAAGAAAGAGAGTGTCAACTCTCTTCGTCTGTTTTCTTTTTCTTTGCACCGATATTGTATTTCGTTTCTAATATCCAATCCCCTTTGTCTTTAAATGACAACACTTTAATTTGGTTCAGTGGTGCAATATCTTGAATTCTTATTGCATCTACTACACCAACCAATCCCCAATCAGCAAGAAGCTGAGCAATACGGTTGCGACGCTGAACATCATTAATAGTAAGGTTAGCGTGTTTTCCATCAAGAGCAAAAAGTTCTTTAAAGTGGACAAGAAAATACCTCCCCTGTTTATGCAATATATGGCACGATTGATATATCTTCTTTTCTTTCCTAGATGCTACACCTATTCTAGTTAAAGTTTCTCTTACCTTAAGGAAATCGTCAGGTTCATTTAATGTAACTTCAACCATCTGGTCAGGATTCCACTGAACCTCTGGTTCTTTAACAACACTCATTTCGCTCCTCCAGTATCAAATTTAGATTTTATAAAGTTGAGTTGTTCTTTTGTCAGAATCTTCAAAGCTTGTTTTGCTTTTTCGTTACTAAAATCATAATAACGTTTCACATAATCAAGGTCTTTGATCATATCCTTACGAAGCCAAGGAGAGAATCTCTTCTTAGTTCTGAGACTATTTATAAAAAAGTCATATTGCATCTTCTTTGGAAGGAAATGATTCATGTTCATTTCGTTCGCAAACATCACTGCATCAAGATGTCCTGAGAAGCAACGATTAATAATATATGGAGGATAATCCTTTTCAATACTAGGGTCTTCATCAATCAAATTTTTCTTTGATTGATTAATTGAATTTAACCAATCTTTGAGTTCAGCCATTTATCTGTTCTTCATCCATTGTTTTATTTCTAATAATAATTGTATTGCTATCATAGTCAGGATAAAATTCTATTATGTCCTCATTATCCCAACACATCTCTTCATAGAGCATATTAAGTTTCATCATGTCTTGATACATGTCTGATGGTCTATCGTCCATTAAAATACTCCTGTGTTGTAATTGAAGAGAAGTAACTCTTTTCTAGTTTTTTGTTCTCTCATATACTCTCCGACTGAACGCATAGTATATGTAAGGTCAAATTCAGCAACATTCCAGTTCTTAAATCTGTCTTTAACTAACTGGTCTGAATTGTAACTGATTAGCATATTAGAATTATATATTTCACAACTTTCTGCAAAATTGTCATGATCAAATCTTTTATGCATCGAACCCTTTTTACCATACAAATTATCCTTGATATCGTAAGGTGGGTCAAGATATATAAATGTTTTTTCTCCATCTCCTAACATATGACGATAATCAACATTTGTAATATACCAGTTTTTAATTAATTCAGTATACGTTGGTAACTTATCAATCCCTCTCATTGAGAAGTTAGCATCACTTGCCTGTTCAGAAAATGAAGATGATTCTGTAAGACCACTGAAAGAGCATTTATTTACTATGTAAAATGCAACAGCACGTTCTTGGTCAAGGGTTGTTTCATCACTTAATTTTTCTTTTGCTTGAGTAAATAAATCTCTTGCAGAAGAACGGTCAGGATGTCTTAATTTAATATCCTTTAATGCTGAATGCAAATACTCTCCATTACATTGAAGATGTAACCAAAAATTATATAATGGTTCATATAAATCATTAACAACAATTTTTAAATTAGGATACTTCTTTGTAACATGCAATGCAACACTACCACCACCTAAAAATGGTTCATAATATGTTTCGTAATCTCTAAGGTCTGGAAAGAATGGTTCCATCTTTTTGCAAGCACGAGACTTGCCACCTGGATAACGAAGTGGTGTTTTGTAAGATTTAAGTGAACTAATCGTCGTGGTCATCCCAAGGGTCTGCTAAATTTTGATTTGCAAAAAATCCTCTGTATACTCCATAACCAGCTAATAGTATTGTAATTACTGCAATCGAAACTGGAAAAGTAATATTAGGATCGAGAGTAAGGTGAGGTATCAATATATTATTCCTCCATAATTTTTACTTCTTAATTCTTCAAGTTCAATTTGTATCTGTATCATCTCTGTCAAGTCTTTAACTTCTTGAGACATTGAGCGATATCCTGCACCAACATAAATTTGACCTGCCATTACAGCAAGAGTACAAGCACCCCAAAAAATATAGTACTTACCAGATTTTATTTGATGTTTAATTTTAGACAATGGTTTTTTCATAATAACTTTATTATAGCAGAAATTGATTTTAAGTCAATCAAGGTTTTAATAGTTCTGGGTCATAAACGATGTTACCAACTATCATACATCTACCATCAGACTCATTTGGAAGAGTGCAATGATTTTTATGTGCATGAAAGAAAATAATTCTACCTGGCACTGGTTCAATCTCTTCCCCCTCTAGAACAAATGGAGAACAACCTTTTGGTGCAGTGACACAATAATTAAATGACATGGCAAAAGGAAAATGATTATGCTTTGTTACATATTCTCCTTTGTTATAGTGTATTCCCCAACTCTCACTAATTCTTAATGCTTTATCATTAATGATAGAAGCACCATAATCTTTTGTACTTTCACCACCACCAACATGCATAGCAGCATGTGGAAGACAGGCATCTATCCAGTTCATTAACATATCAACATCTTGCAACCCCATCATATGAAATTTCCAATCAGTTTTTTTACCACCCCCCATCACACATTGGTCACTATCAATATTGTTAATAACTGTGTTATAAAGAGATGGATTTAGCATCTCTGCTTGCCAAAAATCTTCTGTATAATAATTCATTTAAATTCACACTCCACCATAATCTCTGTAAGACATGCGAGTAAATTTATTTCTTGGTCTGCAACGAAAGCAATCTGATATTGATACTTTGCAATAATCAATACTGCAGCAGGTATAGTGGTTGGAACAAGAACTTCATATAATGAGTCATATATTCTTCTCATTAATACACCAGAGTCATTATCAAGATTATCTACACACCATTTACGAACTTCTGCAAAATTCTTTGTCTTAAGATTCTTCATTAAGTCATTTACAGATACATCTGAAAATGCTGCTAATATACCACTATCAATTTTACCACTTACTGAATATCTCTGACACTCATTCAATACTCTCCTCCAATCAGGAAAGTGTTTGTTAATTAACTCTGCTACAACTTTCTTATCTGCATCTATCTTTTCTTCCTCTAATATATGAGTTAGTCTTGAAAAAAATTGTGCTGCTATTGTTGGTTTGTCTTTTTTATTAACTGAGAAGTCAACCACAGAACACCTAGAATGTAATGGGTCGATAATTTTGTTTTTGTAGTTACACGTAAAGATAAACCTGCAGTTTTTGGAGAACTCCTCAATAGACGCTCTGAGAAGGAGCTGTACATCGGAAGTGGTATTGTCTGCTTCATCAATGATGATGACTTTATGTTTCGACTCGCTTGTAAGAGAGACGGTAGATGCGAAGTTCTTTGCGTTGTTCCGAACAGTGTCAAGAAAACGTCCTTCATCCGACCCATTAATGACATAATAATCTGCTCCAAGTTGATGGCACAATGCCTTTGCTACTGTGGTCTTACCAATACCTGGTGGACCTGACAATAACATATTTGGTATCTCTCCCTTTTCAACAAAATCTTGAAAGGTTTGTTTTGTTCTTTTGGGTAAGATACATTCTTCAATTGTTTTGGGTCGATATTTTTCAACCCATATAAAATCACTCATAGTTCATAATAAAAGTTTGTTTTAAGCTCTTTTTCTTCTTATCTTAAGAATCGACATAGCTGCAATTAAACCTGCGATGATACCTAATGTTGAGATTGCAACAACTGTACTGAATATCAATTCAACTGGAACCATAGGTTGTGCTTCCCAAGTACCAGGTAATGTATACACAGATGGGTTTGATAAAAAGATCATTCGTTGTTCCTCCACGTTTTTCTCATTCTAACATATGTAGGACTTTTTGCCACCAAATCTCTAACTTTCTTAAATATTTGTGCGGATTCAGCAAAATGACAAGTAGCATGATCTTTTTCTTGGGGTATTACATTACCTTCTTTATCATACTTTTTACCGTCTCTATGATTGGCATATCTCCTTGATCTAGTAA